GTGCGCAGTAGAAAACCGAGGGCGACATGGAGTAGCGGATGTTCTGTTTTAGGGAACAGCAACTCAATAAATCCAACCTCTATATGCTTGAGGTAATCCTGGGAGACTGTACGGTCAAATCTGCTATAGTCAGTCTCAAAGAGTACGGGATACTCAGTAAAAGGCTGCATGGTTCTGCGCTTAGCGAAGGGGTCCAAACCCTTGACCAAGAACGGTGCAGCCTTGGCGGCTCTCTCGATCGCATGAATATATGGGCCGATGATCGCAAGAAATTCTGGTCGTCTCGGTGAGATGTTTCTAGGGTCCACCGCAGACGGTCCGGCCTCGATCTTTATGAAAGCCTTAACTATGGCATGCTTGTGCTCCAGGTCCACATGAAGCACTCGCATCCTTGCCTCCGCCAACTCCCGTTGTTGACGTGGGGGAAAACGGCTCAGCCATAGCCGAAAGTGGCTTTCCTCCTGGGGGGAGGGGTGCACTTGGCTGATCCACTGGCTGGCTTCCTCCTTCAGATACATTCCCAACATCTGGGGGAGGGGCTTGAGGTCCGGTACCAGATGGGCCCGGACGAGGTCCCCGGGGATTACGGGGATGTGCACGTCTTTTGCCGCCACCAGGTAAGCTCTTTGCAGTGGCGACATTTCTATCCAGCTTTTTCCCCACATTTTTCCGATCTCGCTGTTTGGACTGTTGGGGCTGGACGTTTCTCTTAGGGACTTGAGGGTTAGGTTTCCTCCCAGTTTGCGTGCTTCTGCGACTAGTGTTTCTAGCGGCAGTTCTGGGGGGAGGCACAGGGGGTGCAGAGGTGGAGGGCCCCGAGGAGCTAGGCTCAGAGGCCGCAGGAGCGGGCTTGGGCTGTTCACCTCTGCACTTAGCAGTAATGGCATGGTACCCGACTGGAGACCCATCGGCATGGCGACAGATTCCAGCACATGGCTTGCGTGCGATACAAGGCTGTCCAACTTTGTGCTTTCCGGCGCAGGTTGGTTCTGTGCAATCTCTTGGCTTGGGAACACGGGACTTTGTTGCAGTGGATGACTTAGGCTCCAAAACGACCTCAGGAGGAGGGGGTGGGGGAGTGGCACCACATTCAGCACTCTTGTTAGGAGTGAGGTTGCTGCATTGTTCAGAGTCCTGCCGGGGAACATCACAATTTGGCGGAGCAGGCCCGGCAACATCACCCTGCCCGCCAGATGGAAAGGGACGGGATGGTGACGTGTTCTCAATGGTCTCAAGTTTTTCTTTTGGTGGTACGACATCGTACATCGGGACACGAGTGTCACTCCAAGCCCAAGGCGTCAGAGAGTGTTGACGCGAGG